CTTGATCTGCCGATAGAAGACACCCTCAGAAGTCTTCACGCTCTCGACGTTGTGCTCCTTGCAGTGCTCCAGCAGGGCTTTCTTAATCATGTCCTGCTTCTCAAGCAGCTCTCCGTCTTGAGCTTTGAACTCAGCGGCCAGCTTCGACCGCTGTTCGCGTAACTTGATGTACGCTTTGGTCAGCTTCTCTAGCGGTATGGTGGTTGCCATTGGAACGTCTCCTCTCAAGGAAAGCCCACTTTAACCACAAAACTCACGCTAGTCAAGTAATTCCTTGTACAAGTCGATAATTTTAGTGTGAACGTTTATTCGGCTATCTAACATCTTATAAACGTGTTTTTCCACAGAAGAGCCTTGTAGCTGCACGACCGTACATTTGTGCTTCTGTCCTGAGCGGTGCACTCTGGCATTGGCCTGGGCATAGGTCTCTAGGGAACTGGTGGGTCCCCACCACACGACGGTGTTGGCCGCCGTCAACGTCACCCCGTGGGCCGCAGCTTGCGGCTGAATGACAAGCACCCGGGGGTGCACCTGCTCTTGGAATCGTTTGAAAATCTCCGTGCGCTTGCCCGCTGACACATCGCCGGAAATGAACTCGGCGGTAACTCCGTCCTTGTTGAGCCGATCTACCAGAAGCTGAATCGTGTGCCTGAAGGGTACGAAGATAAGGACTTTCTGACTGGACTCGTCGATGACCTCTTTCAATACGTTGTAGCGGTTCTTGATGTCGAACTCGATGGTCTCGTGGTCGTCGGAGTACACGGCGCCGCAACTGATCTGCATGAGCTTGTTCATCATGATCGCGGCGTTGGCAGCGGTGATCTCCTCCCCGTCTGCGTGTACGAGCATCTGGCTCTGGAGGGCTGCGTAATACTTCTTTTGCTGCGCCGTGAGGGGCACCTCGCGCTTAACGTAAGTCATCTCCGGCAGGTCTAGGCATTGCTCCTTGGTGAAGCGAATGGCGGGCTGCAGGGCGTTGTACACCGTCTCCGTAGCATCTTCCTTCGGCACCCATTTGAACCGGGTGATCTGGTGCATAACTTGCTGGCGGAAGGTGCCAAAGAACCGGGGCACGGCGTTGGGGTTAATCATCTTCGCCAGCCCGTAGGCATCTAGCGGAGACTGGGCGGCAGGGGTCCCGGTCATCATCCATAGCCACGTCTGCGGCTGGATCAGCGCCTGCATGGTCTTCCAGCGTTTGGTCTGCGGGTTCTTGTAGTGGGTCGCCTCGTCGATAATGATTAGGTCAAACCCACCGTTGGCGACGGCATCGGCAACGATCTCCACGCCGTCGTAATTGATTATCACGAAGTCCGCATCGCCCTCGATGATCTGCCGCCGCTTGTCCTTGGCTCCGTAGGCGATGTCCACCTTACGGTGCATGGCGAACTCAAACAGGTCCGAGCGCCACGCCGAGTCCATAATAGATAGGGGACACACCACGAGGGCGCGCTTGATCTTCCCCTGCTTCATGAGGAAGTCCGCTGCCCAGATGGCAGACGCGGTTTTGCCGGTGCCCTGCTCGTTGAAGCAGAACGCCCGCTTGTGCATGGTCAGGAACGCAGCAGTGCTCTTCTGGTGATCGAAGGGCTTGTGCTTCCCGGGCCAGTCGTACTGGCCTTGTATCGGTGATGGCACCCGTATGTTCAGGTTCTTGAGGACATGAGCTGCGTCGATGTCCCACTTCACCACCACCTTGTTGTCGTCTAGCTGCTTACTCTTGGGGATTACGGTCGTGACTTTCTTGGGGTGCCGCAGGTTCAGCAGCACCGCCGCGTTCTTGATGATCTCCATAAATCACTTCTTCTGTGGCCCTTTTTTCTTGTAGTTACGGCTGCGGTTCTTGCTGGGGCTCTCCAGCCTGTAGCCGTCTTTGTTGCTCCCACCCTTGCTCAGGGCTTTGTTGTGGCTAACGTCTTTGCCCTTGCGGTTGACGCCCTTCTTGTCCAGCGCGTCTCTGGCACGTTCCCGCTCTCTGCGGGCTGGTAGCTCCCCCCGGGCCTTCTGTTGTTGGTACTCTTTTTTGTATGGCCTTGGTTTGTTGACGTAAGGCATATCACTTTCCTCCGTTGTGCGGGCACTCCAGCACCACGCAATGACGACGGCATAGCCCGCTTGGATTGGCATTCCACACGTCTAGCTCAAAGGCCTTCTCCATGCGTTTGAAGTCCCCGAGCCACTTGGCCCACAGCTCCGGTTCTTTCTCCCGGTCGTAGCTGCCCTTAATCATCTTCTTGGCGATGGCGAACAGCAGCCCGCCGCGCACCTTCTCAACATCAGGGAAATGCTTGAACACGGCGAGGGCCATCAACTCAAGCTGCCCGGTATCTGCATAGCGCGTATTGCGCCCGGTCTTGTAGTCGATCACCCAAGCCGTGTCTCCGTCCAACACGATAAGGTCAGCGATGCCCCGGAACCAGACGTTCTCGTCCTTGAAGCCGCAGGGCTCAAGGTCTTCGGTCAAGCCCAGCTCATACTCGCACAGCTTCTCACCGGGCTTAGCCTTGATCGCTTCCAGCATGGGGCGCACGAACTCAAAGCGTCCTGGCAAGTCCTTACCATCACGGATGTACAGCTCACAGGCTTCGTGAAAGTCCGTGCCATACAGCATGGCCTCCGTCTCCGGCTCCTTGTAGTCCTTCGCCACCTTCAGGTGGTAGAACTGCTTCGGGCACTTCTCAAAGGCTTTGATCTTGCTGAACGACCACGGCGCTACGCTCATTCACACTCCCCGTAACTTCTTCCTATGCCGGACTCGCAGTCGATGGGTAGGCCATTGGCCCAGTCAGGCACCCACCTCATGCAGGCCTCGACAAACGCTTGTGCCTCCTGCACCTCTTCTTCAGGGACGCAGCAGACAATGGAGTCATGCACTGTCAGGACTACGCGGTACCGCTTAGAAATGCGTAGCATCTGTTCCCCGATAATACACCGTGCAACCGCCTGACAAACGTTTTCCGTCAGTTTTCCACCATATAGACGGGTTCGGCCTCGTCGGGTCTTGTAAGTGTACCCGGTCTCCCCGGTTTTCGGGTCCGTGGTGTATTTCAGATCGTCGTAGCGCATGAACAGCCCGGAGGGTAGGCGTATGGCAGACTCGTTGCCATAAACGTGCAGTAGCCCATCGACCCCAAACTTAAAGGATTCGCCCCGGGCTAGCCCCTCTATGGCAGTCTGCGCCTCGCGCCAAAACTGACTGATGCGCCAATTCGTCCCGCGATACACGTCGATGATCCGGCGACACTCGTCCTGAGTCAGGTCATAGCCAAAGGTCTTTAGCTGGGCCTGGAACCGCACCGCCCCCATGCCGTAGCCCGCACCGAGAATCGTGGTCTTACCCACGAAACGCTCGTCCTTGTCGATCTCGTCAACTTCCTTAGCGTAGATGCGGGAGGCCATCTCCTTGTATACGTCGTCCTTGTTGAAGAACGCTTGCACAAGGCCCTTTTGCTCGGCCAGCCACGCCAGCACCCGGGCTTCAATCTGCGAGGAATCAGCGTCGATCAATACATGCCCCGGGGGTGCTATGATGCTGCTCTTCAACTTCTTAGCATTAGGTCCACGGGACGGTAGGTTCTGCATGTTGATCTTGTCGTCCCCACCCCAGCGCCCCGTATGAGCAGCGTAGTACCGCACCGGCACAGGCAGCAGGCCCCGCTTAGCGATGTCGATGAACCGCTGAGTCCGAGTCTCCTCAAGGGTACTTTTTGTACCCAAACGCGCCGTCACAAGAGCTTGAACGCGATCATCTTCGTGTTCCTGCAGCGCCTTGAACTCTTCATCTGACTTGGCGAAGGCGTAGGTCTGCTTGCCCGTGGTGGGGCTGATCTTCATAGGGGGTTCGACGCCGAGATCACGCAGCAGGTCAGCGAACTTCGGGTTGGACATCAGCTCTTTTTTATCGACGCCGACGTTTTCCAACAGCTCTTCCTTCCGCTGCTTCACCTCGTAAAGATGTTGCTCCAGAAGGTTTAGGTCCAAGTCGAGTTTGGGCTCGATGAACATGCGTAGGGTCAGGTCGATAAGGCGCAGCTCCTGCTTGGGGAAGTCGCTCCCGGTGCGGAGGAGGAAGTCGGTGCGCATGGCACGAAAAAGATTGTGGGTGAGGTCCACGTCATTGACGCAGTAGTCCCCGTAGCGGTCTAGCTCTTCGGGGGTAAAATTGTTACGCCGCTTGCCCTTGGCGTTGAGGACTTCCGTTCCCTTTTCTCCGAGCCCGTATCGTTCGGCCAATGCCTTGAGGCTTCCGCCCACTTCCACACCGTGTAGAGCACGGCCCATGCAAAGAGTGTCAAGCCACAGGCGAGGGCGAACACCATAACACCAAGATAATATAGCCCCGTCAAACATAGTGTTGTGAGCCAGTACAGCAGACTCTCCCCAGTTAAACTTCCTAAGGTATCTTTCAATCTGCTCAGGCGTTCCACTGGCCCACTCCGTTTCACCATCGTTGACCTTGACCCCCAGCCCGATAACTTCGAACTGAGGGTCACGGATATATTCCTCGGTGGTCAGCTTACTTAATGAGAAGTCCTTATCATAGAACGTCTCAAAATCCACCGTGATTAAATCCATCAGGCACGAGCCTCCGTAGTGTCAGCCTCGACCAGCTTCATCAGGTGGTGCATGGCCTTCTCGATGTCCTGAGTACCGCCCTTCTTCCGCTCCCGGGCAAGGTAGGCGATGGCAACACCTTTCTGGTAGCCCCGGAACTCTTCCGGCGTAAGCCACGCAGAGAGCGCGTCCCAAGGTTGCACCGCCATGCTGCGGTAGTGCTCGCCGCCGACCTGAAGCTCATTTGCTTTCTTCAGCTCCGGCTCTGCTACAGGAACAGGGGCAGGCTTCTTTTTGCTAGCAGCGCGTACCACATACACATAGCTCGGCTTGCAGCCCACGGCCTTTGCGACCTCGGCAGCCTTAGCGTTCGGGTGACTTGCAACGTAGGCCTCGATCTTCTGGCGCATTGCGGTTTTAGTTTTCATTTTCTTCTTTCTCCATCTGACGCAGTTTAGATTTAACGTCGTCAAAGCCTTGCGTCTCGACCTTGGCGTCGTACCAGCCAGCAAGCCACTCCATGCGGGAGCGAAGCTCGCCCATTCCATAGGGGTTGTTGTGCTCTTCGTCTTTCATAAAGAAGGACGCCCTACCTTCCTTGTAGCAAGGCGATTCCTTTGGGTTCAGCATCCTCTCCTTCCTCGTCATCGTATTCTTCATCCTCAACGTCCCCCTCGATCTCATCTAACATGTCCTCCAGTGCATATAGAAAAGCTTCCTGTAAACGAATTATTTCCCTCAGCATGTTTGCTGCTTGGCTCATGGCTCCTCATCTCCAAAACGTCTTGCGGTGTGATGTACATAGACCGGGGCCAGTAGTAATGCCGTTCGGCCAAGGTGAGCTGGTCATAGCCCGGACGGTCTCGGTCTAGCTGGCTGCGCTTCGGCGCGTTCTCCGGGTCCGTCATGGCTAAATGTGTTTGTATGGTGCGAGCGATTTCAGCGGGGCTCATTTCTTTTCCCCCTTGCTACACGTTCGGCTTCTTCCTGCTTTGCCTTCTCGTCGAAGTAAACGACTAGCGCCACGGTGATAGCGGCACAGATAGCTGCACCGATCTCAAGATACACTGTTAGCACTACCATTCTCCCTTTGCTTTTGCGATTGCGGCGCGGGCAATGCGGTGCTCTTCTTGCTGG